ATGAGCCAGACCGTCGTCCAGCCGAACCATCCCGCCTATCGGCCTGATATCGATGGGCTGCGCGCCGTCGCCGTGCTGTCGGTCCTGGTATTTCACGCGTTTCCGGACGCGCTGCCCGGCGGCTTCATCGGGGTGGACATCTTTTTCGTCATCTCCGGCTACCTGATCTCCACCATCCTGATCAACAGCATCAGCGCCGGCCGCTTCACGTTCGCTGACTTCTACGGGCGCCGGGCGCGCCGGATCTTCCCGGCCCTGGCCATCGTCTTGGCGGCCAGCATCACCGCCGGCTGGTTCATCCTGCTGCCGACCGACTTCCAGCAGCTGGGGCGCCACGTCGCCGCCGGCGCCGCCTTTGTGTCCAATTTCGCCCTCTGGAGCGAATCCGGGTATTTCGACGGCGCAGCCGAAACCAAGATCCTCCTACACCTTTGGTCGCTGGCGATCGAGGAACAGTTTTACATCGTCTGGCCCATCCTGCTCCTGGTCGCGCATCGCCTGCGCATCGGGTTCGGGAAGCTGCTGCTGGTCGCGGCCGTGCTGTCGTTTGCCTTCGGGAATTGGAAATTGAATGTCGACCCCGTCGCCGGATTCTTCAATCCGCTGGCGCGAGCTTGGGAGCTTCTGGTGGGCGCTGGCGTCGCCTATTACTTTTCCGTACGCCGCGGCATGGTTCCGCGCACCGTCGCCCAGGTCCTGGCGCCGGTCGGCACGGCCTTGATCGCTGCCGGGTTACTGGTGCTCGACAAGCATTCCACATTCCCGGGCGCGGCCGCACTGCTTCCCACCGTGGGCGCCGCCGCCATCATCCTGGCCGGCCAGGAAGCCGTCTTCAGCCGGGTGGTACTGACGAACCGCCTCATGGTTGGCGTCGGCCTGATCAGCTATCCCCTGTACCTGTGGCATTGGCCTCTGCTGGCCTTCCCTCGCGTGATCGAGGGCGGCACGCCGAGCGCAGGAACGCGCGCACTCGCGCTGGCGGCGGCGGTTGTGCTGGCCTGGGCAACCTATGCCATCCTGGAGAAGAAGCTGCGCGGCGGCCGGTCGCTGGCGGGCAAGGCAATTGGACTGGGCGCAGCGATGGCCCTATGTGCATGCGCCGGCGTCGCGATCACCAAGTCCACGGGCCTGCCAAATCGCGCCGCGGTAGCGCCCTACATCAACGTTGATCAGATGCTGAAGAAGGCCGTGGCCTGGGACTATGCCGAGAACAAGGCGTGCTTGGATCGATTCCCGTCTGCCGATCGCAAGCCCGGCTGGTGGTTCTGCGTCCAGAGCAAGGACAGCGCGCCGACTTTGATGATCATGGGGAACAGCTTCGCCAACCACCTTTACCCGGGCATCGCCAACAATCCAGCATTCCAGCGCCAGACAGTGCTGCAGTTCGGCACCTGCGATCCGGCCATGAGCCTCACTTTCAGCGCCTATGCGGGCGGCAGTCCCTGCTACCGCGAAGGACGACTGAAGCAGGAGCAGTTCGTGAACCAGATCATCCTGAAGACGCCGTCCATCAAATACGTGGTGCTCAGCGCGCCGTGGCCAACGTTCAACGACCAGGGCGACGCCGTGACCAGCACCGATCAGACCAAGGTCGACGGCGTGTATCACAGCACCGACGACGCCTTCAATGGCTCTTCGTACGATGCCTTCATGCACGGCCTGCAGCTGCGCGTGGCCTTCCTCGCGGACCATGGCATCACGCCGATCATTGCGCTGCGCACGCCAGAGCTGGGGTATGCGCCGGAGACCTGTTACACCGGCCAGCCTTTCCGGGATGGGAAAAACAGCTGCGTGGTGCCGCTAGCGAACGAGCTGCGCGCCCAGAAGCGCTTCCGCGAAGGCGTCGAGGCGATCCGGGCAAGGTATCCTCGGCTGAAGGTGTTCGACCCGCTGCCGGCGATCTGCGATGGAGAGATGTGCAACCTGAAAAGGCTCGATGGTCCGCTGCTGCGCGACCAGGGGCATCTTTCCCTGGCGGGCAGCGATCTGGTCGGCGCGGAGTTTGCGCGCTGGGCAGCGCAGAACGTGCCTGAGATTGTTTCAAACTAGAAACGAAGAAAAGCCCCCGAACCTCACCGGGGGGGATGAAGTTCGGGGGCTAAATCCAGCTTTCGCTGGAGGGGTAGCCAACGGTCTTATGCTCCGTCAGCATCCTCAATCTATCACAGCTTACTTGCGACTCCTCGGCTTCCAGCCGCAGCGTGCGGCACCTGTCTCGTTATGGGCAAGGATGGCGGCCGCGGTCTCGTCCGTCAGCACATCGCCTTGCCTGACGTAGATGGCCTTCGTCCAACTGCAGGCGGTATCAGTGATCACCTGCTCCGGTGGTTCAGTCTGCTGACCAACGGTCGTGCAACTGCTTAGCAGCGTCGCTAGCAGGGCGAGAAGCAATGTCATTTTCCACATTGATGCGCTCCTTTGCCGAGTCGGCGCCAGCCTTTGCCGCCGCGGCTTTCGTTTCTGCGGTTTTCCGATTGGCTTCGGCGACCTTCTGATCGGCCTCTGCCTTCGATGTTTTGGCTTGCTGATGGAAGAACAGCGCCGCGATCGCGCCGATCACGCCCACCAACCAGGGGCCGAACTGAGCGATGAGCGCGATCATGTCGACACCTCCAGCGCAGCTTGCGCATGCAATTCCGGCCAGGTCTCGGGATGCGGCTTCCCAGGGCGCCAGATACGCAGGTAGGTCGCCCAGCTGCCAACGGCATCCTGTACGGCGGGCAAGCGCTGAGGGTCGGTGTACAGCATCAGGCGCGCCAGGCCAGCAGCCAGAACATCATTGTTCTCGATCGCGGCATAGATGGCCTGCGGTGTGAACGGCACTTTGAGAGTGGCGCACAGGCGCTGCAGCAAGACGCTGCTGGCGGCATGCAGGTAGACGCCCCATACTCCGCCGCGGCTTTCCTTCGTTCCCTGCTCGAACTGCCAGAAGCCCCGCGCTGGCCCGTTGCCGCCTTGGCGCCGATAGGTCAGCCGAGACTCCTGCAAGGCGATCGAAAGAAGCATCACCTTGGCCTCCGGCGTGTCCATCGAAGGCGGCAACATCGCCAAGGCGGGCTCGATCGCGTATTTCAGTGCTTCACTGGGCGTCATGGTCCGCCTCCTTCCGCTTGATGGTGGTGTAGCGCAGCGCCAGGAAGCCCAGGCCGAAGGACACATAGGCGATCCATTGCTGCACGTTCTGCGGGATAACGGCCTTCAGATCGGCCGGCATGGTCGCCCAGGCCTGCGCAATCAGCGGGCCGGCCCCCACCACGGCAGTGAACAACGTGCTGGCGATCACTGTTCCCTTCAGGTGCAGGCGCCGCCAGCCTTCGGCCATTCCAATTCGAAATTTCATTTTGACCACCTCCCAAGTTCTGGCCGTTTGGGTGCGCTGCTGTCGCGCAGGTATCGCAGGATTTCTTTGACGTCGCCAGCCACGCCCGTCACCTGCTCCTGTACGCCGCGCACCTGGTCCTTCGAGTCGGCTCGCATCTGCTTCTGCTCCTGCTCAATACGGCCAAAGCGCTCGCTGTTTGCGACGTCCTTGCTTTCCAACTTCCCGATACGGTCCAAGGCACCGAACCATTGCGCCGATAACGCAATGACGGCCCCGATGATGGCCGCGCTCAACGTCTGCACATTGACCGTCGTGTCGAAAATGCGCCGGCTGCGCGGCTGCGAAATGTCTTCCGACATTCGTTCCCCCGAAAAGAAAAGCCGCCAGAAGGCGGCACAAACCAAGGCTTAAAAGCACCTTTGCGATAAAATCTCGATCCTTAATTGGCGGAATAAGAGATCATGAGAAAACACCTTTTGGCGGCTCTTGGGCTAGTCCCTTGTATAGTGTTTGCAGAACCGATCATCTACGAGTGCAATTGGGAAAATGGCGGCGCCAAAGGAGTCGAGACGTTCAAGATCGACCTTGATGCGAAGACGGTAAATGGAAAGAAAGCCATTCAACTCGCCCCTACGTTTGCGGACTTTGAAACAGAAAAGGCACACTTCTGGATCGATATCGACGTTGGTAGCTATACCGTTGTGTCGCGTGATGGGACATTGATCGAGGCATCTGCCGGGGCATGCCGGCCTAGACCAAAATTCCGCGTCCTGTATCGTCAGATCTATCGAGAAGCTGGCAACGAACGTCCGCATACCGACCGTAGCCGATACTAATCAGCTCCCAATCTGTAAGTGGCCTGCCCTTCCTCGCGCGGCAATTGAAATGCTCTTATCCTGCAACGCATCCGCCCAGTCCAGGCAGCGCGACCCGCTTTGATTGGTGTTGTTGTACTTTCCTCCCGCAAGGGCGCCGCGCGTGGCGCGCTCGTTCTCCTGCGCCACCTGGCCATATCCACCGGTAATATCGTAGTACTGCGGGGTCGCCGTCACCGGTCTCGTTCCAGTCCCATAAGAGCCGCTATCGTACCCAGCGAGCATATCTCTCAGCCAAATCCAGTTCACCCCAGTAGCCTGGATAATCGAAGTCGTTGATGTGAACTCTTCGTCGCGGTGATATGGCCCCACATTGGTGGTGGAAAGCCCAGTAGTCACAGGGGCGTATTGCGCGAACGCCGTATCATCGAGACAGCCTCTGCTTAAGTTCTCTTTTGCTCCGTAGGCGAACTCGATGAACTCGTCGTACGAGCAGAGGGTCTTTCCATGGCTGGCCATGATCAGGACGGCATTCCACCAGTTTAAATCCCAGGTTTTGACACCGTCTCCTCCGAACATCAGCGGGACAAGGGGCTTGGCAACGCCATTGGCGATTGCAACGTTGTTCCGGGATGTCCCTTTTGTAATGTGGTTTGCCCCGAGAAAGTACAGGTCAACCCAGCAACGACTGGTCTGATACGCCATTCCTCTAGGGTTCGGGCAATCTGGAAGAAAAAGCCGATCCCAGATCGAGGAAGCGCTGATTTCAGGCGATGTCGTTCCTCCGCAGTTTCCCCCTGGCGCGGCACCTCCGGGGGCAAAATGGAAGCCGCCAGCCCGGAACGAATCGGATGGTTCAGGAAGGTCTGCATGCTGTGCCATCAACGCACCGCTGGCGAGGAAAATTGTGTAGTCCTCGCCCGGCTGCATCACCGGCAACATCACCGGGCTGGCGCTAGAGAAACTGACCCCCTCAATGCAAGTTCCAGCCTTTACCAGAAGGGATTGGGCACCTGCCCGTGAAAATGCCGGCGCCCAGTAGTTTGCCTTCTTCATGGAAATCATGTTTTCCCCTCAACTACCGCTTTCATCGACGAAAGGCGCGCTACTTCATCTGAGAGCGCTAACACCTGCGCATTCAGCGTTGCAATGGTCATGGCGACTGCCATCTCCCCCGTCGGCAAGTCGGGAATCGGTGGTTGTTCCGTAACGAAGGATTCTCCTTCCAAGCAGTCATCGCCGGACTCTACGCGGCGCCAGCCGCCGGCTTTGTTTACCGCATATCCATAGATCACAGAGCATCCTCCCATCCATTGATAGTTACTCGATTGGCAGACCCAACCGATGCGACGTAGACGTTCATGCTTTCCAGCGTCAACCATTGGCGCATGTTCATGTTGCCAGGTGCCGACTGGAAGGTAATTCCCGCTCCGCCAGTGATCGCAGGTACAGAACTGGAGGAGATCTGCGCAGACCCGCTGCTTGCAATAGCCACACCGAAATCTGCCCGCGTCGATGTCGAAGGAATCAGGCCGACGAGACTCGAAGATACGAGGGAAGAATTGATAGTGCCCACGGTTCCCGACTGCGCCACCGGCGCGCTGGCCGTGTTCGAAGACAAGAGTGGTACGTACTGCGCCACGTTGTCGACCTGCAGCGTCTGCATCAAATACTTGTTGCCGCTTGAATCCGTCACAACTGCACCCACGCGCGCGCGGTAGCCATTCGTGTAACCAGCCGGCGCTGTCGGCGCTGTCGCGCTCGGGTCAATGGTAGCAGTCGTGGTCGTGCCGTTATGCCAGACCCAGACGTGATAGAACGTCGAAGCCGCCAGCACCCCTGTGGACAAGCTGAGCGGCTGCCCGACGGTGCCGGCAGAATTGATCGTCAAGTTGAGGTTCTTGACAGTCTTGTACAGGCCGCCTGCTGTTTCCAACATGAGCTCGTCGACCGTCACTACCACGTTGGTGTTGTTGACGCCGATGGCGGCGATTTTCAGATTCTTCCGAGTGCCTTGAACTGCCGAAAAAGTCGGTGCGACAACGCTCTGGATGGCCGTCTGCAGGTTCGCCAGCAGCGTGGCGGTGGTCCCGTCATCGATAGCATCTTGCCCGCTCTTGTCGGCAATTAACTGACCAATGACGGCCGCCATAATGCTGGATTGCCGCCACACCTTGTTCAGCTGCGCAGATAGCGCTGTGCCGGCCTGAAAGCCGGATCCACGAGCAGCGAGACCGGAATAGGTAACCTGATCGATGACGTTGGCGCCCCCGGCCACGCCGAAAGTCAAAAATTGATTCACTGCCATGTTTTTCCCTTAAAGTGTGCGAGCCCAGGAACCGCTGTCGAAGCCGGCCACATACTGGTTGCTCATATCGAATCCGAAGAGAGGAGCCCCGTCTTGGGATGTGACGACGGTTATTGAAACTCTCACGCCAGCCGGCTTGATCGGGATGTAACCGCCAGAAAGGAGGGCCAGTAAGACGGCCGATGGGATCTTCCCGGCGACGCCAATCGTCATCGTCATGTCCTGATGGTCCTCGATGAAGACGAATGTGTCGGCGTCGAAGATGCTGTTCAGGATCGCAGCCGAGGATTCCAGCGTGCCGTCCCAGCGGTTGGCGCCGATCTTGGCTCTGATGAGCCGCCGATAGGTGTCGTCGTCCAGGGTGGTCAGGCCACTATCCGGATCGAAAGGCCCCTTCCATGATCCTTGATCGAATCCAACACCAGCCACATCGAGAGAAAAATAGACGCCTGCCAGAGGCACCGCGATATGTCGAGAAATACCGACCCACTCGCCCACCGCGTCGAGTTGCACGCCAACGGCCATGTCCAGGTCGAAATCGTCGGGCATGCTCGCCAGGAAGTTGATGCCATCGACCATCGGCTGGCAGATGGCTGCCACCACCGCCATGAACTTCGGCTTGTCGTTATGTCGCGACGTGATGAGATTGCTGTAATCGTCGAGGTTCGCCATATCAGGTCACCGCCAAGGTGATGGACGCCAGGCTGGCGCTGGCGGCCTCATTGAACAGCAGCGTGGCGTCAGGAGTGCCTGCTCCATGCGGGCCGGAGAGCGCCAGCGAGACGATCTTGAAGGTATCGGCGCCGGTGATGGACTTCGCCGCCGAAATGCACATGTCCCATTCGACGCAGCCCGCGCCCCCCCCACCGATACCTGTTCCGTTGATGTAGTCGACGATGGCCTGCTGTGCGGCCACGCCAATCACCGAGGTGTAGCCCGTCAGGGCCTTGATCGTCAGGACGGCAGTGATGGGGCCATCGGTCGGCCGGAACAGACGAATGGTGATCGGCCGCCCGTAGACATCGGTAACGACCTCCGCCGTGGTTCCGTAAGTTCCGGTACCCGGCGGCTTTTTGGCGGCGATCGCCTGGGCGATTGCCACGGCATCGCCGCCTTCCACCACCAGCGCAATCGAGTGCGCCGGGATGCCGTTGGCGTCTGTGGCATTGGTGTCGTTCTCATAGCCGCGGTACCGGCTCACGCCAGACACGCCCGCCACGGCCCCGACGATGCCGTCGAACACCGTCAGCGACGGAATGGCGGTCGATATCTTCTGCCGAGCGCGGAGCGCGGCATCGCTCTCGATCGCAGCTCCTTCAACTGCATCGGCAGGGTTGGTGACGTTTTGCCAGCCCCGGGTAGGCGTGTTGATAACGATGATGGTGCCGGCCGCTGCGGCGATGGCTCCTAGCACCGCACACGTGGCGGTCACCGTGATGGTCCCGCCGGGCGGAATCGTCACGCTGCTGGGCAACGCCCACATATTGCCGTTCTGGTCACGTGCGGATCCATTGTTGATGGTCGTGCCGGCCTGGCCTTCGATCAGCAGGTCGGCCGTGGAGAAGCTGGCACTGTTCTTCTTGATGCCGTTGATCTTCACGTTGCTGGCCAGGGCATCGCCCTGGGCAGATGACGGGCTGAAAGAACGGTAGATGGCGATCGCCACTGCATTGGAGTCATTGATCGAGCTGGCGAATACGCCCAGCAGCTGGCCATCCTTGCTGTCGGATTCCAGGTAGGTGTCCTCGCCATAGATCGACCGGTATTTGGTCTTGAGAAAGTCCAGAACTTCAGCGTATGTCGGCGCAGTGATGCCGTTGGCATCGATAGTCGGGGCGGTGGTGGTGATCACAGTGTGCTCTGGACTGGTGTCGAACCGTAAATTGTGTCGATGGTGGCGTTCACCGCCACCTTTCTGGTGATGGGGTCGTAGTTGCTGCTGTACTCGGTCAACTTCAGCGCGCCAGGCGTGCGCAGGATGCGCTGCCGGATGGCTGCGTCGTAGGTCGTTGCTGTGTTCTTGCCCAGCACCTCCTCGGCGTACGGTGTCCCGTCATCGGTGTCCAGAAACCATTCGCCCTTGACGAGGCCAAGGCGCGTGTCTACCGCTTGGCCGACCGCCTCTGGCACGTCCTTATAGAAGTCGAGCTCCTGCCCGCCGAAGACGTAGTCGCCGTCGGCGTCCTCCTTTCTGTACCGCATGGGGATTCCTTAGTTAACCTGGCCGCTGTTGCCGCTGCCGGATTGGACGCCGTTGTGGGTGTGGGTGTCGTCGACGCGCTTGCCGTTGGCCGTGATCTGGCCAACCACGTTCAAGATGCCCGTGAAAATTGCTGCCGCGCCGCTGGCCGCCGAGCCGACCATGCCAGCGATGAAGGTGAAAACGCCCTTCACCAAAAGAGAGCCAGAGAACGAGGAATGCGGCGCGATGACGTCGAAGCCGCCCGGCGCCACCACCTTTATTTCTCCGGTTTCGGAGTTCAGGTCGATGAACGTTGCACCGTCATCCGAGCGCAGCTGGGCCGACGTGGCGCTGATGTTGGGCAAGGCGCGCGGCCTGGACCTGAAGCCAAGAACAGCGAAGCCATCGGAGAGGTCATGCATGCGCAGTTCGGCCTGCTCCTGCACGCCGCCGGATTGCCACCAGCTATCGATGCACCGCGAGGCGAATACCACCAAGCATTCGTCGCCCTGCGCTACCGGAAAGGTCAGGCTGCAACCCCCGGCGCCTGGGAACTGCACCGGGCAGTCCAGCAGCAGCGGCAACGAAGCGCTGGAGATCGTTCCATCCAGCTGGCGCACCAGCATCTTGATTGTCGGCTGCGCCGAGCAGGTCTGCGCAACGGCATCGAACGACTCGATGATGCATGGGAGAGCCGTCCAGATGCCCGATCGCAAGCCGTCGAAGGCCTCGCGCAGCGCTGTCTCCTGGTCGGCAACTCTTTCCCTTCGATCCATCAGCCAAACCTCTTGATCACGTTGTCAGGTGGCACCGTCTGCTTGTCCTTGAAGGTGTCGGGCAGGACCGTGACGTCGGCCGCAAGGCAGATGACATCGGTGTAGTAGTCCTGCCCGCGCGTGTCGCCGTGATGTTCAGCGGTCATCACGTAGTAAAAGCCATCGTCCTGCAAGCGCGCCTGCAGCGCGACGCGCTCGTTCTGCGCCTGCTGTTGCACCACCAGGCTGTTCTCGAACCGCTGGATACTGGCGTTGTCGAGCTGGATCAGCTGGCTGATTTTCACATAGGGATTCAGCAGCATCTTCACCGCGATACCGTTCTGCGTTTGCTCCGGCAGTCCGACCATGCCAGTGGCCGAAGTAATCACCGGGATGTCGCCCGGGCAGTACGAGGTTTCCGGTACCAGTTGCACCTCGCCGTCTTGGATGCTCCATACCGCTTGCGCGGTGCGGGCGGCGCCGCGCATGAAGTCACGCGCCATGCCGAACATCACCTTGCCGCGGGGCAGCGGGTTGTTGGGAAGATCTGGGGCATATCCGAGGCGAACACCGTAGGGGTTCATCGCCGTGCAGGCTGCCTCCACATGCTGGCGCAGCGTCGAGCCGGCCGCCAGGGAGGTGTTCACCACCGCAAAGTTGTAGGCCGAATCGCCGTCGGCGGCGGTGATGTCCAAATAGGTGTCCGTCTGGCTCTCACGGCCGCGGCGCACCTGCTTAATGGTGCCGTCGAAGACGATGCCGTAGTTGCCGCCGTAGCCGGCCTGCAAGACGATCCTGGTGAATTCCTGTTCGATGCGCTGGCGTGTCGTTTCCGACACGTTAAAGACACGTGCGCGCAACGAATTGGGTGTCTGCAGGTCTCCGCGCTTGATGGCGAAGACGATCCGCAGCTGCGACAGGTCCAGCGCATCGCCGGCATCCTGGCCAACGATCAGCGATACCTTCCGCCCAAATTGCTGCACGCCCATCAGTCGGTCACCCAGTAAAGCCTGGAGCCGGTGCCCAGGTCGTTGAAAGTTGGCACGTTGTCGGGGTCGCCAGCGCCTTGTACCCACAGCCGGCCGGCGAAGCCAAGATAGTCGTATTGCTCCAGCAGGTTGGTCCCGGTGGCCAATGGAATGCCGTTGACCAGGGCGTTGCCGTTGGCATCAGCGATGTCAAGCACCCAGCCGGCGCCGCCTTCTTTCCGGTACTGCAGCGTCATCCGATAGGTGACGCCCCCGAGGGTGATCGAGAAGCGCTGCGGCGCCGGCTCAAGAGGAATCTCAAAAAAATTGGGCATTACATGCTCCCTGGCGCAACGGCGCCGCCCGGCGCTGGGGTTCCTGGAACGGCTGCCTTCACACCGGTGTTTTCGGTTTCGGCGGTCTTTTCCGGGTCCGCCTGGTCGTCGCGGGGTGGCAACCGCGTCGCCTGGGTGTCCACGATCCGGATGTGCTTCATCGTCGCCTGCACATTCAGGGCGTTACCTGTACGAAGATCGCGCTTCACCACAAGCGACTTGATCAGCATGCTTTCGTAGTTCCGCATACTGGTCATCACCTCGAAGGGAACGGCCAGCTCTTGCAGCGCCAACAGCTGCGAGTACACCTGCTGGATGTATTCCGACGATGGGAGGCTGCCATCTGTGAATATGGCCTCCACGGTGCCCAGCAGCGCCTCATAGTCTGAATTGCTCCAACCACACTGCATGGTGACGGCAGGATTGCGCTTGAATGCGTGATCTGAGATCTCGGCGCCACGCTCCACGGGATGCTCAGTGATCTGGAGCTCGTCCTCGAAGGTTTCCTCGATCGCCACTTGCACGGTGATCGGCCCGATCTTCTTCGGGGTGATGAGAACGTTGTCCAAAATCACTGAATTGCCCCTTGCAGGTTTCGCACGATATCGGCGTTCACGCCGCGCTGAGCAGCGGACACGGATTGCGCGGCGCCGCCTGCGTCGCTCACGCCGTAGATGTTGATGTTGGTCTGCTGGGACATTTCCACGGCTGCGGCACCGCGGCGCGCTGCTTCGCCCTCACGATCTGCAGGGCGTTCGTAATAGCGCGAGACGATATCTCCGGCCTGCTGGGCGTTCTGCGCAGCCCGTAGCAGCTGGCCCGCGCGCTGCTCCGCCCCTTGGGTCAGCTCATAGTTCACAAACTGCAGCTGCTCCATCAGACTGGATTCGCGGATGTCCTTTCCTGCCCACGCCTGGAAGTTAGCCTGGCGGTCTGGATGCCACTGGCCGACACCATAGGCATTCCCGCCATCGCCTACGGCCTGGTGGTTGAGATTGCTTTCGGCTCGCAGGTTAGCCACGATGCCAGCCGCCTGGTCGCGCGACCAGCCCATGCGCTGAAAGAAGCCCACGGCGTCGATCGCACTTTTTGGCGCTGCCCCCGATGGAGCGATGCCGGCGGCAGCGCGGCGACGCGCCAACTCCTCCTCCTCGCCGGAATTGAGATCGCCACTGTGCAGCAGCAGTCCCAGCCCGACGCCGGCGCGCGCCAGCCAAGGGAATAGCCGTGCGAGCAAGCCGCCGCCAGCGGCAGCTGCTCCCGCGCCGCCAGCCGCTGCACCGCCGGCAGTTGCCGCGCTGGCTGCCGCCGAGGCAGCGCCCATGGCGCGCAGCGCGGTGGCCATGCGCCAGATACCCGACACCAGCTGGAAGCCGCCCAAGATCTTGAAGGCAGCGATCGCCAGCAGGATTTTCGTGATCCAGCCGTCAGTGGCCTTGTCCAGGCTGATGAAGATGTCGGCCAGCGCAGCCAGCGGTGGCCCCATGGCTGCCGCGGCGTCGATGATGGCGGAGGCGATCGAGGCAATGCGGTCAGCGATGGCGGGCGAATTCTTCTCGAACCACTTGCGGAAGGACTGAAGCTTTGGCCCGATCTTCTGGACCAGTGCGCCCTCCAGCCTGATGGCGAAATTCTCGAAGGTGGTGCCTAGATCCCGCAGCTGGATCATGAACTGGTGGGCGTCCTCGGCGGCCTTGTCCAGGCCGTTGTTCTTGGACATTTCGCGGTACTGCTGCATGTACCGAGCGAAATCGCCGTTGCGCATGGCCAGCAACAGGTTCTGGTCGATGCCCAGCACGTTGCCGTATTGGGCGGCCAGCCAGGTGGGGCGCTTGCCCATCTCCTGGCCGAGGTCGGACAGGATATCCACCGTGTCGCGCAGCTGGCCATTTGCATCGCGCGTCTGCACGCCGATGGCCTGCAGGTAGTTCTCACCGGCCGGGTTCTCGCGCAGGAATTTTGCCAAGTTCTCGACGGTACCGAACGCCGCCTGGCTGCTGATCCCGAGGTTGCGTGCGGCGTACTCGAAGGCCTTCAGGCTGCTGGCCGCCGCGCCGGTACGCTGGCTGACGAAATAGAGGCCTTCCAGCTTGGAGGCCATGGCCGAGACACCGGCGCCAATGGTCAGCGCTGCACCTTGGATCGTGGCCACCAGCCGCACAACGCCTTTAGTGGCATCGTCCACGCCGGTGGTGAAGTTCTTCAGGCCCTTCTCGTCCACCTTGAATCCCAGTTTCACCAGGAATTCTTTCAGGATCGCGGTATCAGCCATTCTCTTCTCTTTTCGCGCGCCGGCGCGCCTCTGCTTCGTTGTCTGCTCGGACGGCCAGGGCGTCGTTCATCAGGGCAATGTCGTGCAAGCCAAGCGTGCCATCGATGATCGATTCGTAGCGGCATACTTGTGCCAGGACCGGCGCCAGCAACCAATCCTCGCCGTCCGGCAGAGATTTCAGCCAGCTGCTGTCTCCGGGCTGCCCGATGGGCCTGTAAGCAGCCCTTGAATAAAAGGGCCGAGATTGGCGACGATGCAGCGCACAGTCAGTGGCAACATGACGCCCAGGTCGATATCCTGGAACATAGGCATCTTGGCCTGTTCGTTCCACGCGGCGGTCCAGCCGTATTCGTTCTTGCGCTGTACGACCGCCATGCACGCCCCCATCACGTATTCCGCGTCGGCGTCGTTCATTTCTGCCAAGGAATCAGCAAACGGCTGCAGCACCTCGGCCAAGCCGTCCAGGTCGTCAACATTGACGCCGCCGGCCGCCTTGACGCGCGTGAACAGCGGTATCAGCTTGGGAATCAGCGGAGCAATGCGGCGGGAAACGTGAAACTGCTTCATCGCGGACATCTTGCCGATGGAATAGGCGTTTTCGCCTAGTTCAAGTTCAACGCCCATGATCAGTAAGTCCCCAGAATGGAGTCGATCTTGATCACGTCGAAGACCCAGGTGACGATATCGCCATCCTTAGCATATTTCATATCCGGCGCCTTCTTAAAAGCACAACTGCGGCCAGTATGAAGATCGCCGCTGGACGAGTTGCTCACTGTGATGAGGTTCTTCCCATGCAGGCGGCTGTCCAGCGTCTGGGCGTTGTAAGCTGCCATCAGCAGCGCGTTGACCGGCGCTGTCTTCAGGTAGCGAAGCGTGATCTGGCCGGATTTATCGGCATGCAGGCTATGCATGCCCTCCCCATCAGCACCGGTGGTCATGGTGTTCTTGTCGCCGGCGCGTACGATATCGATGCCTTCCTCGGCCACGGCTTCGCCGTAGCCCAGCGAAAACGCCCCGGTCGGCCCCACGATCGCAGCCTGCGTATCCATGAACGAATAAGTTGACATGTTTTCTGCCTTTTCTTAGCGGTTGACGTTGACCAGGATGTCAGCGGTGTGGATGGCGCCAGCTTCTTTCAGCGCAATCTGGAACGGCACCGACTTACGGGCTTCGCGATTCGACTGTGACTGCGAGGCAATCGGCGGCGTATATACGTAATAGCCCTTGGTCAGGGTATCGCCCTGTTTCAAGGCGCCGAAGCCACCGGAGTTCCAGACGCCTGGTGCCGCATAACCGTTGTTGACGGCCGCGTCGCATGCGCCCTCGATCGTTGTTCCGATCAGAGCATTGCCGGCATCGGTCTGCGGAACCTTGGTTGTGCTCTGGTACAGCAGGTTGTAGACGTCCGTTTGCACTCGGTTCTGGAACCAGATCGAGTTGTAGACAGAATCGATGAAGATGCCGCTGGGCGTAACGCCGTACTGCACGATAGCCGTGTCGTTGTTGTATTCGACAAAGACGTTGCAGCGCTTGTCTTCCAGCGTGTTGGCCTGAGTCGAAGTCAGATTCTCAGCAACAATTCCCGGCTCCTGCTTGTACATCAGGGTGATGGTCGTGTTGTTCGCGTCGAAGTTGACGGTCAACAGACGGCCCAGCAAGGAGGCGCCGGCATAAGGCACGCTGGAGAACTGGACGAACGAAAACTTGTAGCCCTTCGCCTTCATCTTGCTGGCGATGTCGTTCGTCGCAGTCGGGTCCAGGATCGAGGCCGCCGACGTCGATACCGCATGCAGATGCTTCTGGTCAGCCTCAATCAAGTCACAGACTGCCAGGAATTGGTCGTCGGTCAGCGAAGTATCGGCAAAGTTCAGACCGAGGAACTTGTTGGAGAAGCGATCCAGGAACAAGGCCACGCAGGTGTCCGGAGCTTCGGCGACAATGCCATCGACAGGCGCCGGGGCCACCGCCGCGGTCATGCCCAGCATCGAGGAAATATCGGTCCCGGAACCGGTCGGAGTCACATAGCTGACCTTGGAGTTAGCTCCTGTGGTCGGCGAGGTGATCACGAACTGGATCCCGTTCCAGACGCATGTCGCACCCGCCAGCGCCGTGGAGATGATCGTGGCGACGCCATTTAGGCTGGTGACGCCGGAGAAGTCCAGTGCCGACAGGGTCTTGACGGTCGCGTCGATAGTGACTTTGAACGAACCTGCGGCCACTGCCTTCCAGGTGGCCAGGTCTTGTTGGGCAGTCGACAAAGCGGCACCACGCAGCAGGCCGGCCGTGGCAGCCTTTGCCCAACGACCGATCAGCAGCTGCGCCGGCTGCGGGGTCTGCTCAAAGTACAGCAGTGCGGCCTTGTATTCGGGATCGGTGGTGCCGAAGTCCTCGCCGACCTCGTCAATTCCGCCATACGCGCGCATGCGCTCGGCAGTGTCGATAACGGCGGTAGCACCCAGAATGAGCGCAGTGTTCAGGTCTGCGCCCTGCGCCGCCGCCGGCGACATGTTGATGGTCACGTTGATCAGCCGCGACACGGGCAATCCGTTGCTCATGGTGGACTTCCTTTATTCGGTGATGATGTTGTTGGTGGTGATCTGGTTGCTACCGTCAGCGTTGGAGGAAACCTCCGCAGACAGCAGGTTTAGGACCGCGTAGGTTCTGGTGATCTTGCGGCGCAGCCGGATGTTCAAGTCGTAACGGCGGATCCACTGCTGGTTCACCAACTCTGGAACACCGAAAATGTCGTCGGCATCAATGAAGCGCATATCCAACGCTCCGATTGCCTCGTTGTTCTGTGGAATCGTCAGACCATCGGCCAGCGCTTGGGCATATCCCTTCCCGCTCGGGCCGTAGAAGCTGCAAAGCAAGGAAAGGTCTTGATGTCGTATGTAGCGGTCTTGGCCTTCGCCGTCCGGTTCGTGCTGGATAGCGGGCCCGGCGTCGTTACGCTGCCGTACGACTCCGAAGGCACACCAGTTCACTGTGGGCTCTGGCTGCTTGGGCACTGTCGGCTGCCAGCGAGGCCGTACCATCTGCCCCGCAAGACCTGAGACCCCGACGATTAGCTTCTGTAGCTGGGCGTCCAGCTCCGCATCCTCCAGCGGAGGCGATGCAACAGCCGGCACCAGGTAGCCGCCTGTTGCGCTCGTAGTCATGGGTTATCCGGAAAGCGGTTTTAGGTCGCACGTGGCGGCGACGAAGCCGCGGCCAAAGTGCGAATAGTTGTTGACGTTCGAAACGGTGTAACGCCTGCCATCCCAGATGACCTCGTCGGCATCCCGGCCTGCGGCGCCGTCCTGAATCCTGAATATCGTGTGAATCGTGATCGATCCGACAATGCGGCTCCCCTCGGCGATGCGCTGGAGAATATCTCCACTGTCACTGGTCACTACACCAGCGAAGGGCGTCTGCGTTTCTGTATTGACCGCCATCCCATCATCTCCAACGGTCTGATCCTGCCGGCAGCAAACGATGCCGACATCCATTAAATCGGGGTCAAGCAATACCTCGGTGACGTCCAGTAGCGCCATGGTCAGGCCTTTTTGCGGATCACATAGATGATCGAGTTTCTTAATTGCCCGGTGTCAATCAGCGGAACCGTGCCCGTTCGCCCACGCCGTAATCGATTGGCGATCGTGGAGTCCTTCAACTCAGGCATGACGCCATTGTTGATCCTGGCGCGAACCGAGTTTTGCGCCTGAAGCCCGGCGCGCCCCATTTGCACCTCGGCACCATCCTTGTCGCCAGCGAGGGCAGCCGATGCTGCTTTGCCGAGACGGGTTGAAATGGCGTCCTGAACTTCTGCGACGCCAGGCACCAGAAACGGCCGCGGCGGGATGTTGTTTGCTGGCGATCCGGTTTCCTGGATGTAGCCGATAACTGCGTTGCTGGGAGGCGTCGGCTCCCCGGATTCATCTGTCCGGCGCTCAGGCGCGCTGTCAGGAATGCCGACGAGCACGTCCTTGCCGACAAGACCGCTTATGGCCTCCAGCACCTGCTTCAGGTTGTCTTGTTTGATGAAATCGGGCATTGCCGCCTTCCTGGCGGCTCCCTGTTACAGCTGGATGCCGCCAGCGCCGAAGATGCGCGCTAGGGTGATGTAGCGGATTCCGTAGGTGGTCATGTTCCAGAACCCAGCCCCGTCGATGGTCACCGCGCCGGTGTCGTAACCGGCGCTTACCTTGTCGACTGCCTTCGAGGACTGCGGCCCATTGACCAAGCCGGGGATGCCACCAACCGAAGAGGCTTTCTGATCTCGTGCACCGAGCACCAAGTGGTGCGCAGTCACTAGTTCCATCGCCTGATCGGTCAGCTCACCCCAGACACACGGATTAACCAAGGACACGGCGACGGTCAGCCAGAATTCGACCTGAGCGTCCGGGTAGACGGTCTTGTCGCTGAATTCTGGAAAATCTCTTCTGAAAGTCGTCGAGTCCATGGTTATCCGTTACTTCTTCGTAGTCTTTGCAGCAGCAGCCTCGGCGACTGCCACCGCCTTTTCGCGCTCGGCCAGGGAGGCTTCGCGCGAATCCAACTCGGCGGACACCTGCTTAGCCGTCGCTTCGCTGGCCTGCACCGCCTTTTCGCGCTCGGCCAGGGCTTCCTGCGCTTTCTGCAGCAGGTCGGCCTGATCACGCAGCTCCTTCTCGCGCTGGCCCAGCTCTGCCATCAGCTCTTCCGCCGCCGCGGCAGTGCCGGCGTCGACCAAGGGAGCTTCTCCGACGTGGGCCTTGGTGAACCAGTGCCCTGCGACTTCGGCATCCACTGAATAGCTGCCGGGCGCGAACTGAAGATGCTCGCCATTGTGCAGCAGCTTGAACGCCTTGTGCACGTGGATAGTTTGCTTCTTGTTATCCATGTTAGCTCCCCTTAGATGCCGTCACGGTAGCCGACCAGCTCGCCGTACACGATTTCAACCACGCCCAAGCGGCCGAAGTAGGTGGTCAACTGGCGCAGGTCTCGGTATTCCAGCGGGGTACGCTGCAGCGGCACCAGAGGGAAGCGGACTTTGTCCTGTTCCTTGGTGTAGGCCATCATGCGGTCGGCGCTGGCGGTGCCGCGTTGATACAGCCACTTCAGAGGCTGGATGTTCAGCGGGCGGCCGTTGATCGAGTTCGAGATGGTGTTCAGCTTCAGGTATTCGAGGATGCTGATGTTACCGGCATCGCTCACCTTGCGGCTGACCAGCAGGCCGAACTTCTGCGGCGGCAGACGCAGTTCGCTGGGGCACACGGCGTAGCCGGATGCCTGCCAGACGCTGGTCAGCAGTTCGTTGACGTCGGCCAGGATCTGGTCCGGAGTCGCAGTCGACCAGGTACCGGTGGCCGCGTTCGACACGTTGGTCACGATCGAGCTGTTCACCAGGCCGGTGACGCCCAGTGTGGTATCGCCGATGTAAACCTGCTCGTCGATGTCCATGTTGTGCTTCAGCTGCATGCCGGCAAACTTCTGCTGGTCGACCGGGCGCCCCAGCTTCTGGGCGGACTCCAGTTCCGGCAGCGTCCAGCCCACCTGCATGCCCCACAGGGTCAGAGGGCTGGCGGTCTTGCCGATGTCCAGGGCGATGCCGGCGATGGCGTTTGCGTCCTTGCCGATCCAGGACTTGCCAGCCGGCGATGCGCCACCGGCAGCGGCGAAGCTGGAATTGGTGAACGACGATGTTTCGTCAGCGATCGAGACGTCTTCCCGCAGGTCGATGTCGCGCGACCAGGTCACGCTGGCCAGCGGCATGTGCAGCGTCTGGTCCAGGCGTTCCAGTTCACCGATCAGGAAGACGCCAGTGCTGTCGATGGTCTGGGAGTCGAAGGTCATCATCTGGTCGACCGTCCGCGCGCGCAGCACACCGGGGTGCGAGGCGTAAGCAGCTGCCAGAGCGCTGGCCAGCAGGACTTTGTTGTATTTGCTCATTTTCTTGGCTGCTCCTTAGATGTTGAAGGCGATTTCCACGTTGCCGGCGGCGTCGCCTGCATCCATGAAGGTCGCGCCGGTGATGGCGATGGTGTTGGTCGAGTCGGCCGCGGCTTCAATGCCGCCGATCGGCTTGCCGGCAGCTGCGGCGGCCACGCGAACATAGACCTGGCCGCCCTTGACTGGTGTGCCAGCGTTGTTCTTCACGGTCATGTAGCCGCGGCGCATGATGTCGGCCATGCCACTGGTCGGTGGAGTCGAGGTGCCGACAGGATCGTTACCTGCGCCACCGGTAGTTGGGTATGGGCGGACCAGCAAGCCGTAGACAGCAGCAGCCACATCGCTCGCGCCGATAGGCACGAACTTGCCGGAGACGATCTTGCCGAACAGGCCATAGCCTGCGAAAGCAGCCGCAGAATTGAACACACCAGGCTCGATGGTCGACTGGGACGGACGGCTAACATCGCCGGGAATGCCCGAGGGCATGCGGTACAGATATGCGGTCATGAGGCATTCTCCTTAGTTGGCGGAACCGTCACGGTTCCAGAATTTGCGATTCGCGGCGTTCATGTCGGCCACGCTGTGGCGCTTGCCGAAGTCGCGTGTGTTGATCTTGCTGGCGCTGGTGCCGTCGTTGTTGCGAGCCTTCATCAGCTCGCTGGCGCCCATGAAGGTGGCATGCACCTGATGGACGGGCATTTTTTCGAAATCTGCAGCTTGACCGCCCAGGAACGGAGTGATGGCGGATTTGCCGGCATCAGTCTTGAAGGCGGTATCCAGTGCCTTGCGCTGGCAGCTGCAGAGAGCCACGGCGCGATCCTTGGTCGAGGCCTTGGCGTCAACGGTTGGGACTTTGATGCCAGGCACCAGGATCTCAGCGCGCGACAGAATGGTTGCGGCGGAGTCGCCGGTGTACAGATCGACTTCGGACTGGTTCAGCTTTCCGGCTGTTTCAGCTTCGGTCAGATCGCCGTCGTCGCCTGTTTTCTTCTTGTCCTTGTCGTCTTCTTCGTCCTCGTCCTTGGTTTCCTTCTCGGACTCGGCGTCACGCGCTTCCATCTTGGCCATGCGCTTGTCGAGGGACTTGACGGCCTTCAGAACCTGGACAAGTGCATCAGCGGTCTTGTCAGGTTTGCCCTTGCCTTCCTCTTCTTCGTCTTCCGGGTCAGCGTCCATGGCCTCCTGGCCTTCCTCGATCGCTTCCTGGACAGCGGCTTCGTCCTTGGCCTTCATGGCGGTGCGCAGGCGATCCATCCAGGAACGCTTCGCTGGGGTCTTGGTTTTCGTGCTCATTTTTCCGGGTTCCTTATCTCCGATGGCGCAACGCGGGCCACAACGGCCGCGCGGCACCAGTGCGACGTGGTTGACAACGATGTTCCGCTGAACCCCGCGGCCGGGTGAAACTTCTTCGTAGTTGGCGTCGTAGCCGAGGCTGACCTCCTCGATACCGTCGACCTGGATGGCGTCGATGCCCTTCTGATCCATGATGAGCAGGTCGGCCAGCATCAAGTCGTTCTCGATACCATCGCCTTGCCGTGGGTTGAGCATCTGCCCCATGCTCAGCTGTCGGTAGTTGGCTGGGCCAACGAATTCCTCGGGGTGGTCCAACGTAGTCGGCTTGCCGACGGCGCTGGCCAGGGTGATCTCGCTGAACAGTTCATCGGCGTCACGGCTAATCCTGACAATTCCGTCCGGCCCCGCAGCCACCGGCACCTCTGTGCTCATGTAGAGCATTTCACCAGTCCGCGCGACCGGGACGTCCTCGCAGAGCAGGAAGCCTTCCGGCGTCAGCGAGCGCTTGGGGCCCAACTTGAACGTGCTGTAGAAGCGCATGCGATCCTGCGTGAGGACGCGCGCTTCCGGCGCCCGGTCGGTGGTCGGCCGGCGCTTTTGCTGTTGTTGTGACATTGCTAATCCTCTGGGATTACAGGTTCGGCGTAGCAGCGACAGTTCGGGAACTGCCCGGCATGCCCCTTCATTCCGTCGAGCGTCGGTGGGGAAGCCCACCTCACGAACTTTCCGTTCATCTCGCGATGGCTGTGCCTTACGTCTGGATCACCTGATGTTCGCCAGATATAGCCGTCGCTCCCCACATGCTGGGCCCTGGTCTGGGTCAACACGCTGGCGGTGCGAGCTACTTCCGTCCTTGCGATCAAGTCGGCCCGGCTCTTGCAAACCTCGCCTGACCGCTGGATTTCCTTGGAGACGGTCTTGGCGCGCGCGCTGTTCTCAAGCCCCTCAAGCGTCAGCTTGTGGACTCGCTCGGCCGCCTCCAGCGGGATCGATTTGATCAGGGTGACTTGCTCTGTCATCAGCCCGCGCATGGCGTTGCCGGTCGGCGCCCGCATGATCTCCAGGCGAAGTGACCGGGAAAGTTCCTGCGTTTGCTCCGCCCAAGCGCGCTCGTCGCTCCGGTTGACACTAGAAAGCATCTTGCCGGCCGTGACTTCCGCCCAAGGTGTCAGCGCCTCCGCGTACCGCCGAAGCAGTTGCTCTATGGTAGGGAGGACGGTAGGGTCACCAGCGGGAAAGCCATTGACGAATGCGCCCACCTGCTTTGCGACCTGCCGGAGCTGCGTCTTGTACAACCTTTCCGCCCCGCTCGTCTGTACCGGGTTCTTCCGCCCCTTCTTCTTCCGGTCCAGGGTTCTGATCAGGGTCATCGGGCAGGCTCTCGTCTACGGGTGGCGGCAATTCGTCGTCTGCGGCCTCGATCTGCTCGTCGGTGATGCTGGTGAAGATGCCGGTCACGCGGCTTGAGGCACGCAACTCCTTCATGGCGCCAGCCTGGGAAATCAGGCCCGCATCCAAGGCGGCACTCACGCTTTCCGTGGTGCTCTTGGCGACAGTGGCCTTTTCTTCCTCGGTCAGTTGCCACAAAGGGGCGAACTCGAAGGCAAATCCCTCGGGAGGCTCGGTGCCCAGCTCGGAGCGGATCATTACGTCCAGCAACCGATTCAGCGGGCCGCGCAGGCGGCGCTCTTGCTGGGCCTTGATGTTGTCGTAATAGGTCCGCAGGTCGGACTCGCCTGTGGAGCTCAAACCCGCCGGCGACTGACCAAACAGCCGGACCAGCGGAATCTGTAGCGCCCCGGAAAGCTGCATGCCGAACTGCATCAGCACGTTGTCCAAGCCAGAGAACGCATAGGAATCGCTCTGGAAGTCATCTGCAGCATCAATCAGGGTCAGGCCCTCATTGCTCTGCATGCGCCGGATCATGTCGAACTGCTTGATCAGGGCCTCCATTGCGGGGCCGCCGGCGGCGATGATTTCCCGTAGGCCCTCGACTTTCACGGTGCGGAGGTGTGCCTTGTAGACCAACTGGGCCGCGCCGACGGTCGTGCTGTCGAACGCCACCAGGCGGTCAATCAGGCGCTCAATGACGCTCTGGCCCCACAGATTTTCCGAAATTTTCTGCCAGTACGGCAGCTCGACGCCGTCCATGCGGATGACGCGGCTGTAATGGATACGCTGACGCGAGAGCGCCATGCTGTCAGCCACCACATCATAGAACTTGGGCATGCCGATGTCCGGGCCCATTTCCTTGACTAGGTCATTGAGCGTCGGCTGAATCAGCCAGCGGTCCAGCACCAGAATTCCCTTGAACTGTCCGGGACCGATGGTTTCAGGCCGCAGCGGCGTCGATGGGTTCTGACCGTCGATCATCAGCACGCCGATCGCGCCGCCGTACAGACGTGACCACTTGGCCGTGTCGCACAGCTTGTCCCAGATGGCCATGTTCTCGAAGGCGCGATGCAGCTTGCTTTTGTCCTCCGGATCCATCTCTGAACCGATAATGATGCCCTCGCGGGTCATATCCTCGGCGACGACGTCCACGGCCTGGCCGACCACCCAAGACGAGCGGTACATGGCCTCCATCTGCACGCGGTTGCGGCTGATGAAGTCGAAACCATAGGTGAACTGGCTCGCTTGGTTGTTCGTGCCCAGACCGACGCGGGCCTCAAAGTTCTGGAAACTGTCGCCGGCCGCCCAGCGTTTTGCGTTGGAAGAGTCCGCAACCATCCCCCGCTGCTTAATTTCAGCGGTTTTGCGTTGCTTGCGGTTCATCCGGCCAACCTTTCCCAAATCTTCAAAACTTGCCCTGTTCCCAATAGCTCCTTGATCGCGTCGACCATCGGGTCAATCTGGTCATCATGGGCGTGCGTATCGTCCGGCGTGAATGCATCGCACTCTGCCGTGAAGTCGCTTACCCATGGAGCGGATTCGGGGATGCAGACCAGCCCGGAATCGATGTAGCTCACCACGTCCATGACGCGCGTGAGCTTGTCCTTGTCACGCTCGATCCCGCTGATCGGAATGCCGCCGCTGGCGCGCACGTCTTGGATCAGGCCGGTGCCGCTGGCCTTGTCCTCCACCCGCATGGCCACCAGCGCGGAATCATGAATGCCGCCCCAGGCCAGATGCTTGGCCCAGAAGTCGATGGCCTTCTGCCGCAGCTCCGGCGCCTCCCACTTCCCACGGATCATGTCGATCAGATAGATGTGGCGGTCCTTGCCAAGCCCCCATACCTGGAAGACGCTGTAGTCGTTGCGCTCGGCGGTCTTCTGCGCCGTGTCGGCGAAGATGACGCGCTTCTGCAGCTCGGGCAGCACTGAGTAGCGTTTGAAATTGCCGCTCTTGATGATGCCGCCACCCAACGGGGAAGGACGCTGCATGTATTGCCCGCTGAACACATACCGGTCAGCCTTCTCCAGGCCAAGCAGTTCGAGCAGCGGCTCCTTGTATGGCCAGTAGCTGTACCGGCCGTCTTGATCCTTCTCCCCAACCTCGACCAGCGCGCGCACGCGCTCGGGCAGCTTGGCCACGTAGGTGTCGTCCACCAGAGCCGGGATTTCGATGAATTCCCAATCACCCGGCACCTTGCCGGACTTGATGAAGCCAGTCGGGTCTTCCTCGGCCAGCCGCTGCATGATCACGATGATCGGCGTATCCGGGTTGGCCTTTCGGCTCTTCACGGTGGACAAGATCTTGCGGTTCGCCTTGTCGCGGTTGGTCTTGCTGTATGCGTCTTCGACCTTGAGCGGGTCGTCGATGATGATGGCGCCCTGCCAGCCGTCAGCCATGTGCCCGGCGCGGAAGCCGGTGATCTGGCCGCCGAGCGAGACTGCGTAGACGCCGCCGGCCTTCTTGCCGTCGACCATAACGTTCCAGCGCTTCTTCGACTTGGCGTCGTCAGCAATGGCCAACGGCCACAGCTCTTGGAACTCGCCCGAGGCGACTATCTCCCGCGCCGTTTCACTGTTCAGCAGCGCCAGATCGTCGGAATACGAAATGTGCAGGAACCGAGCCCTAGGATTCACGGCCAGGCCGCGCGAGATCAAGTTAATCGCTACCAGCTCAGTCTTCGACGAGCCGGGCGGCACGTTGATGACAACGTTCTTTAGCGTCCCGTCAATGACACGCTGCACGGTGTCGGAGATCAGCACATGGTGCCAATTGACACGGAACTTGATGCTCTGGCGGTGCTTGAAGAAATACCGGCTGAAAAACAGGTGATCGCCTTCGCAGCGCGCCTTGATGACCGCGCGCTCTACGCTTGGGTCAATATTCTCGTTCGAGCTTGGCGATAGCGGCTTTGACTTCCTTTTCATCCACTATCACCGTTTTCTGCTCGATTGGGCCGCCGTTGGGCCCGGTATGCTCCACCTTTGTCTTGAACATGCCCAGGTGCTGACCAACCAGCTTCAGTGCCTCAACCTGGTCATGGGTCTTCACCTCCAAGCCTTCTTTGCTCTGCTTTACGCCAGCGAATAGGGTTGCCGCAGGCCCAGCAAGCCGACGCGTATCCTCAAGGAAGACGTGCCCATGCCCTTGCCCGAAACACTCCGTGCAGCCCTGGACGGGCGGCTTGTTCGGATCGAACCCGAAGCCGCCAGAGCAATCTGGAATCGGCTTGCCATCGTCATCGGCCTGCTGCCGCGCGCGCTGGTATTCGCCCTTAGTCCACTGGTATTCATGGCCTTCTCCATAGCAGTAGCGGCAGCAAGTGCGGCGGAACTGCATCAGCTCGCCAGGGTTGGCGCTTCCGATCGCCCAGAGCCGCTTCAGGACTTCATCTTGCGTAATCTCTACGCGGTGCGAGCGTTCTTCCATCTTGGCCGCCAGCAGCTCCTGAACCTTTGGATCGGCCAGGATGTGTGCGGCGGACGTGCGGCAGGACTTGTCGGTATAGCCGGCGCGGCGCGCTGCGGCGGCGCCGTTCAGATCCACGAGGTATTCATCGATGAACCGTTTGACCTTGGCCGATATCTTCATGGGGCTGAGAGCCGTCACCTTGGCGCGGCAGGAATAATAAAGCCCGCGGCCTGACGGCGGCGGGCAAGCTGGTATCAAACCAGAGAAGGAGACAAACAAACTGGAGCGGTAAGAGGGAATCGAGCCCTCGTCTTAAGCTTGGAAGGCTTCGGCTCTGCCATTGAGCTACCGCCGCATGATGTATTCTTTCGGTTCACTCACAAAAAAAGGAGGAACAGCGCATGGAAAATGTTGTTGCTGCTGCACTTAGGATCGACTCTGGCGTCGAAGAATGGGTTGTTCATTTCACGGCAGAGAAAGCACTGACAGGACCAATTACCCGCATCAGTGATGATATATATCGCATCGTCGTAAACGAACGCCATGAAATCTACTTCGATGCCAAGCAGGTTCTTTACATGAACAAACGCAAGTAATCGAAGCGAAACCGCAGAAACACAAAAGCCCCGCTCGGCGACGAACGGGGCTTTTAGTGTGCTGCTTACAAATCTCTAGACGAGCGAAAACAGCCAGTGACCGAACTTTAACTGAAGAGCATTCGGGTTGCAACATTTTTCCGAAGAAGCTGTTCGAGTTGTTGCGTTGCCTCATCGTAGGCGACTGCAAGATCTAGGTGAGGGTAGTCCCACACGCGCGCCAGTTCGAATTTCTTCTTGATCGCCCAGCGGTGGGATGGCCGCAGGCTCGCCATCATCGCGTCAGTGGCCTCGGCGATTTCGTTCTCGCGGCGCATCTGCGCGGCCTCCCCGTCGCTCAAGCTGCGAGGGCCCTTGATCCCCAGGTCGCGGTCGCTGCGGCGCATCCACTCCGCCCAGCAATGCAGGCATTCCTCCAGCCCGGTGCGCGGCCGGTCATTTGCGGCGGCCACCTGAACTGTCGCTTTCCTTGGGTATGCTTGATACATGTCCTGTTCCCTATCGGTGTAGTGGCGGCAGCGCCGACCGTATTTCTGGTCCTGCTTGCTGCAGGTCTCTTTTCCCCATGCTTTGGTCTGGAATGCGCAGCCCTTGCAGCTTCTGGCTTCGGCATCCAGCATCTGCTGGAGGGGGTCGCGGTAGGCGTAGCCGGGCAGCGCCAAGTCAATACTCCCCTGCCGGCGCAGCTGGCGGCTCTTCCTCGGTCACCGGATGTGTCTCGGCGTACAGCTGGACGCGCAATTGCATATGCTGGCGGATCAATTCGGCGATGGATGGCTCGCCACGGAAGACGACGGCAGCGACCAGCACCAAGGCTGCGGTAAGAATGACGTTCATGGTTTCTCCTAGTGGCCGCACGGCAGCTCACCGGCGCCGTTGGTTTTGGCCCCGCAGGACAGGCAGGTCAGCGGGCCTCGGTTGAGAACGGCGCGGGCCAGGACGCTGAAACGATCCGGCAACACATTGCCGAAGTGATGCGCTGCCTCAATGCGGAAGGTCTTCATTGACTCTAAAAGATGATCCGGAACGCGCTGTTCGATGATGATTGGCCGGCCTTTGGCTGGAATGGAGGCGATCACAGATCACCTCCATCAATCCTCACCACCGATCCCATCTCGCCCCAGCCACTTTGCTTGCCCACAGAATCGACACCCCAGATGTCTTCATCCACAATGCTTCCGTCTTCCAAGGTGGATGGCGTTACCAGCACCACCGAGTAGTGCTGCGGGAGCTTCTTCAATTCTTCGATCAAGTCACCAACAGTCATTTTTCTCTCCACGTTGCTTTTTGTTAATTGATGGGGAATCGGAAACACCTGAGCGTCTCCAAATCCAAGAAGGTGAAGCGATGACCATAGACGGCGCCGGTATCGATGTAGTGCACGTTACCCAGCACCACAGGTTCGCTTACTGGCGTGTGGCCACAGATCACCGCGCGCACATCAGGAACTGGATCTTCGTTTCTCCCCTTGATACGGTCCCTGTTCCACATCGAAAGGTTTTCAATGGCCTCTCTCTGGGCACGATTCAACGAATCGAAGGCTTCCAGCGCATTTCTGAATTGCGACCATGAAGGGAATGGGCACTCGGCGTGGACCAGACCGACGATGCCCGAAGACGTCTCGACCTCGATTGCCAGGGGAAGCATGCTCATCAGGTCAGCGGTCGCGCGCTGCTCAGCATGGGTTCGTCCGATATTCCATACGCCGCCGTTCATGGCGTAGATATCGCGCTCCATGTTCCCGAGCGGCCAACGCTCTGCCATGTCGTCATGGTTACCCTTGACCGAGTGAAACCAAGGTAACTGGAGATATTGATCGGCAGCGTGGCTTTCCGGGCCACGATCCACCAGATCGCCTACGGCGAAAAGACGATCCTTGGCCGGGTCAAAGAATTGATTGAGGCAGCACTGAAGCTTCTCAAAGCAGCCGTGGATGTCGCCGACGGCGTAATCCTTGCCGGTTTCATTCCGTCCAAATCTCTTCATACGTTGCATTGAATGCACTCCTCTTTCATTTCCTTGGCAATCACGCCATCCCTGTTTCTGCCTTGCGCGCGCCCTCGCAAAGGCGCTGGAGCGCGAAGGGGTCATAGCCTGTGAGCGGCTTCATGGGCGCTTGGTAGCGCGGGCCAGCGGGCTCGCGGTTGGCACGAAGGCTATAAGCGGCCTTCCCTTTGATCCAGCTGAGATCGAACATGCCATTGATCTTCATCTGTCGAATCACTGGAACGATGAACATCGCCCTTGTCCCCAGAAGATCAGCGATGTCGCTGGTGAAGTACGGGATACCGGGCTCCATCACGCCAACGATGTCCTGCTCCTCGAATTTCCGTGCTTTTTGCTTTTCACCCATGTCTTTTCTCCAGCCAGTTGATCCGCTTTTCCACTTCCTCTGCCGGTGCGGGCGCAAACAGGCCGCACTCGTTGTCCTTCGTCGCGCTTCGGTAAGTGGCACTTTCCTTTTTCTTAGTGCACGCGCTATACCCCAGCTTTGCCATTTCCTTGCCGTTTCCTGACGTCATGTGCTGGCAGTCGACGCATCTCATGCGGCACTCAGCCTCTGGACGGCAACGCCGTGCTCAACTTCAGACAATTGCCGCATTGCTATCAGCGGAGCCGTAGTACCACCCAACATCACCCGCTTGGCCTCGGCGCCGTTGCCGATCAAAACAGGCTCCTGCCCAGCAAAACCCTGCTTGCCGTTGTGCGCGTTCGAAATTCCGATCAGCACCGGCGCATACTCCGGCGTCTCGCTACGCATCCGGTAACCGCGATAGCGGCTCTGAAACTGATTCCGGATGAACGGCCATTCCTTCTCTTCGGCCATTCCCAACTGGATCCATCCGCCCATTTCAGCAATTACTCTGTGGATCAGCCCGTCATCGAAGACGACATCGCGGTGCGTGCCAACCGTTCTGACGGCGGTATCGACCTTGGTCCAGGCGATCGAAGCCTGGTCTGCCGTCGTCCCCTGCAGCATCTGTTTCAGGTCGGCGATCTTCGGCATGAACTTTCCGGCGTCGTCCGTCGTCTGGGTGTGGCGCCAGAGCGCTTGCTCTACCGCCTCGATGTCGAACTGGCGAAGCCCCTGCCAGTAAAGCTCAATGACAGCCGAGGCCAGCGGGCTTCGGTAGTAGTCTGCGATGCCCGTCAGCAGCGTGGCGAACCGCACCTTGTCGTTGTCATGCATTCGATTGCTCCAGCCATTGTTGTGCCGCCGCAGCGGTTGCCTGTCCTGCCTTGCCCAGTTGGGAAATGCCAGGCGACTGAGGCGATGCGCGGGCCTGCTGGCCGATCTTGGCCCAGTCATCGGCGATCGCGTTGCGCAGGGCCGCATCCCAGTCGGCATAGGTGTAGCCCTTGGCCTTCACCTTGGTCACGAACGATTCGAAGTGCCGCTCCAGATGCTGGTGGCCCTTCTCCCGCGCCCAGGTTCGGACGTTTTCCGAAATGCAAAAGTCTTCAGGCAATGGGGTCGCTGCAGCTTTGCGGGTGCGCTTCGGCTTTGCCGGAGCGGACGCTTGCGGCGTACTGTCCTCCAATCCGGTATCAGGAATCAGAGAAGAGGGAATCAGAGAATCAGGCGATCTTGGCGATGCCTCATTATCGTCAAGGCAAGTATCAGGCACTACCTTGGCAGTGCTTTGCACCATGCAAGGTGGGGACGGGTAAGTGCTAGCCTGCTCCCGAACGTGCGGCGTCTGGTGCTCGGAGAACTTCAGCACCTGGATATAGCCCTGGCCATCGACGGAATACCGCAAGATGAACCCACGGGTCTCCAGCTCATTCAGCAGTGAATCAACGTCGGTTCCTTCGTCATACGGCAAGAGCTCGACCTTGATACGCTTTGGACGGTCCTCAAGGCGCCCTTCTCGGTCGGCCATCATCCAGATGCCTGGGAAGATGTAGCGCGCCCAGATCGAGCATTCGGCAAGATCCTCGTTCTTGTACATACCCGGCTTGATGTTGCGTGCGCGTGCCATTTAAACTTCCTGTCCTTCCGCCCGCGCTGCGAGCAAATCCTTCAATTTCAGTTGATAGAGCCGGCGAATGGTCCGCAGGTCATCGTGCGTCCACTTCGGGCTTGATTGGTCGGCCTCCAGGGCTTCCAGAGCGGCCAGGCCGATGCGCTTCTCGACGCCGGCGCGGAAAGCTTCGCGCGTGGTGCCGCCTGGGCGATTACAGTTCTTGCGCTGGGCGAAGCAGTTACGCTCATCAAATCGGAGATGTGGGGCGGCGCCGCGGCTGATGTAGTGGCCGGCATCAACGGAGCCGCCCGGGCGCTGGGGCTCGAACGGCTTGCCGCAATCGATGCAACCATGGCCGGCCAGGACGTCACGTGCGCGGATGAAGGCGTTGAAGGCGGTTTGCGCCTCCTTCACCAGCTGCGGCCGCGTCTTCATTGCTTCCTTCTTAGCTTTGTCGGCGACACGATCTGCACGCTTTTCGGCGCGTTCGCGCTTCAGGCGTTGCATTTCTGCCCACTTGATAGCGCAGGGTGTCGAGCAGGCCACGTGAGCCATAGACAGCTTCAGATACGGTGCCTTGCAAACCCGGCAAGCGACAGGCTTCTTCGGCTTGTCAGCCTTTACCGACTTGGATGACAGCGCTTTCTTACGTGACAAGCCAAAATTTTTTTGAGTGGACAAGCTCATTTTTCGAACCCACTCAAGATGCTGCTCATCATCGTTCCAGCCTCTTCGGCATCCAGGTGCTTCCAGAGGTAAGGGGCGGCGTGGTCACCGTGCAGGAATTCCATCATTTTTTCGTGCAGCTCGCGCATTTCTTGCTCTTCCAACTCGGCATAACTGATGGACTTCGGCAGCGGTACGATGCCGCCCTTGGCGCCCGGCACCCACTCAACGTGGCTGGCTCCGATCTTCAGCCAATCGCGGAAGCGGTCAAAGTCTCGGAAGCGCTCCTGGCCATTGAACACAGCCTGCTCCAGCGCCATGTGAAAGCGATGGAACGGACCGCTGCGCGGATGGCGTGTGTCAACAGTGGTAATTTCGCCCTCTTCGAGCTCAAACCATGTGTTCACAACGCGGCGCCAGCGCTTGTGATTCTTCTCGTCGATACCGCGCAATACCTCGGTCAGCACCTTCTTGCCGGCTTCCATTTCGGCCGGCGTAAGGGCAACACTGCGGTCGCGCATGATCAAGGTTTGAGTCACGCAGCGCTCCGCGCGATGTTCGAGGCCCAGACCGTAATCCAACGGCCATGAGCATGAGGAAGCTTGGAGGTGCCAATGTGGGACTTGACGCAGATGCCGAGGCGGCGCGCCTTGATGGCGACTTGGCCCCACGCGCGCTTGTCCGGTGGAGACGGCAGCTTCACGGCGGCGGCGATAACGTCTTCAGTGCTGAACTGCGTGTGCGAGACGGCGTGATCGCGGAATGCCTGAAGCGCAAGATCGGACCAGTCGGCATGTGCACGGTCAGCATGTTCAGCCGCGCGCGCCGCGCCGGCCCGCGCCAGATCAAAACCAAGTTGTGTTCCCACGCTGGACATGACTCCTCCCTTATTGAATTTGCCGCAACACAAATCGGCCGTTTGCTTCGTCGTCAATAAACTGCATCGGAGGCGCCGCTTCATGGGTATCGCGGATCAACTTGATTCCGCGCTCTTGGAAGAGGCCCATCAAGATTTGCTGCCCACTCTTGCCAGGGCCAACCTTTAAGCTGGCCTGCATGTATTCCGCATAGGTCACTACGACCTCTACTTGCCCCATTGCGCTGCCTTCTGCTCCGCGATCTGCGCTTCCAAAATCGTCAACTTGGACTGGATGGCCAACCACTGCGAGGCAAAGCTGTTGCCGATTGCCTCCTCAAAGGCCGGCAGATACTTGGCGGGCATGTCGCGGAACTCGCGGCCCTTGGCATCTGCGTCGCCCTCGGCGAAATACTCCGAGGCGTGCGATGGGCGCATGCCGGTCATCTGGCACAGCGTGGCCGTAGTCATGTTCTTCGGGCGTCCTGCCCATGCGGCACGGCAGGCTTCGCGGAAAGACGTCACCCTCATCACCAGCGACATCGGCACAACACTAGGCCCATCAAGGCGTTGCAGCAGATTCATGTTCTTCTTCGATTAGAAAATTCAATCAACTTCCCAGTGACATTCCCAGTGGGAAACCGGGTCAAATAAAGGCATGAATACTCATGCCTTCGAAATTCAATCTGCGTTCAGCAGTTCCGGCCAGGTTCTCTCCCAGCTCTCTGGAAACATGTCCTTACGCGTCACTTCGCGCCCTGTCATTTGCTCAATCTGCACCGCACGCTCAGCAGAAATCGGCGCTTCGCCACCGGCCATTTGCGAAAGGTATGAGGTGGAAATTCCGAGACCGGCCGCCAGCTTCGTGGCGCGCCCGCGTTCGGCGCGGATGTAGGTTTTGAGGTCCATGTGGTCTGGTGATGGAGTTAGTTTTCCATCGCAGTTTAGTATTCACTAATCGCCAATGTCAAGTGAATACTAATTTAGAAAACTATAAACTTGCAGGATGGATAAAGTGCAGATTCGACGCGAGAACCTGCGTAGATGGGCAGAGAAACACGGGACGCCCAGCAAAGAACGCAGCTACTTCTCCCAGCTGATAAATGGAAATTCTTCCTTCGGGGAGAAGGCTGCCCGTCGCCTTGAGAGCGACTACGGAATGCCCGCTCTCTTCTTGGATACGGCTGGCGCCGACTTTGGCACCTCACCCAGGATCAAAGTGATTGCGCGAGATCCAGACGACCCGAACTTTGTGGAAATAAGAAAAGTGCGACTGAAGCTTTCGGCAGGTATTTCAGGATTTGGAATTGAAGTAACAGAAGAGGACGGCAATCCCATCACGTTTCGCAAGGAATGGCTGACCAAGAATGGATATGACGCAGACAGCCTGATTGCGATCCGAGTACGAGGGGAAAGCATGGAGCCCGCTCTGTACGCCGGCGACGTGGTTGTGATCAACACAGCGGACCGTGAGCCCAAGGATGGGCAGGTCTTTGCCGTCAACTATGAAGGGGAGGATGTTGTGAAACGGATGATGCGAGACACCGGCGAATGGTGGCTACACTCAGACAATGCTGACCAGCGACGCTACCCTCGTAAAATGTGCCGTGGCAACGAGTGCTTAATCCTCGGGAAGATAGTCTATAAGCAGAGCGAAAACATTTAACAGCGCACACCCGGGGAGGGGGAAATGAAGTTTTGGTCAACGATTGCTTTGGCTCTTGCATTGCTTGGATGCTCGCCGAGCACTGAATCCATCGGCGAAACAGTTAAATCGCTTATGCAGAAGAAGTTTTCTGAGAGCGACGAACTGAAAAATTACAAGTTGGAGGTCGTTAAAGTCGACGTCATCCACGAAAGCGGTAACAAGTATCGCGGCATGGCGAAAGTGATGCTAAATGGCGCCCCTCATGATGTTGGCATGTCAATTTTGAGCGATGGCGACAAGATCATGTATGAAATTCCGCCGGAGAATCTCGGCTTTCTGGTTCAAGAAGCCATGAAACAGGCATTAGCACCTCTACGCAATCTAATGTCCCCTCCATCGTCCAGGGCCAGCAAGGAACCGGTGCCCGAGAAAGTTCAGAACTTGATCGGCGACTATTCCACCTTAAATGAAGACTGTCGTGGACGCCCTGGAGACGACCCCGTAGGGATGAAAGCCTGTGATTTGAGAAACGAAGTCGTCACTGAGCTACGTTCGCTCGGCTGGTGTTATGGAAAGCCGGGACAAGTCGAATCTGATAAAGACTGGGTTCAGTGCAGTAGCTAAACCTAAGCGAAATCGTTGTACCGAATGCCGCGCAATGCGGCATTTTTTTCGCCCATATAACTAAACATCATCTGTTTAGCATTTACTTATTTCAATAAACACTAAGCATTGTTTAGCGATTGCTTTACATATGTCTTTAGTGTTTGCTAAAGTTCTCTCTACCGAAACGCGCCACCCAACACAACGCAGACAGATAGGGAGAAGCAAATGCAAACCGAAACCACCATCGAAGCATGCGGAGCAAAGCTGACCGTCAGCACTGAGGCTCTGTTTAAGGCGTGGCTGCAACAGCAATTTGCACCGGCAGTGCCGGTCACTCATTTCGGCCTTCCGGCTCTGGCTGAAGGCGAAGTCTACGCTGGCGTGATCCTGACCGAAGATGGCCGCCCTTCCCATCACCTGGTCTTGCTGCCGGGCGAGAGCGAAGACATCAACCACGCTGATGCAATCGAGTGGGCAAAGTCCATCAGCGGCGAGCTCCCGACGCGCAACGAGCAGTCGTTGCTATTCGCCAATGCGAAGAAGCACTTCGAGCAGCGGGCTTACTGGTCGCAAGAACTGCACAGCGAAGACGGCTGGGCCTGGTGTCAGTACTTCAGCGACGGCTACCAGGGCTACGACCGCACCAGCCACGCGCTCCGCGCGCGTGCCGTCCGCAGATTGCCTATTTAGTTTTTATCCATTCAAAACGCTGGCAGAAGCCTCGGCCGGGGCAGAAGCGCAAAGCCTGTTTCAGCGTCAGGCAAATGGCGACTCGTAGCTACCAACATGGATCTCGTTTCATAGAGAGCCGGTAGCGCGACAACCACCACCGCAGAAATGCGGAGGCACAGTGAAAGTCTCTGCCGATTGGCTCCCGTAAGGAGCCCCAACATCAGAGCGGCGGCGTGGAAGGACATGCTTTCGAGCCAGGTTTGCGACCTGAAGGGACACAACCATTTTATGTGTGTGGCGAGCCCTGAAAAAGCCGGTATCAAGCCCGGCCCGCTCTGATGTTGGCGGCCCCATGGCCTTAGTTGCTCGGCTAGTACCCGACCCGATAAAGACTCGACATAGAGAACCAGTTCGTATCTACGAAGGCAGCCGGGCCACCAACAACCATAACCAGGAGGAAACCATGAGCCATCTGCATTTGATCGACTGGCGCGCTGGCGTCGATACCCTGAAGCGCCGCCCAACTGTCTCGCGCCTTCGCCGTCGCACTGTGCGAATCGCCAAACGCTGCGCAATCCTTGCTCTGTATGGAGCGGCCTTCGTGGCGGGATGCATCTTCATGCTGATCCTGATTCAGGAAGCGCTGCGCGCACCGATCCAATGAAGGCCTTCTTCGGCACTACTTTCCTGGTCTGCTTCATTCTGAGCGCCGCCATGGCACCAGCCGAGTACGAGCAAAACCAGAACGCACAGCGCAAGGCAGAGGCACAGATGAAAGCGCGCCTCTTCACAAAATTCCCTGACCCAGCGCTGGCCCAGATGGAAGTGCCGGCCCAACGCAAGAAAGACTGAGAGAGAACGATGAACGCTGTCGCAGAGTTTCAAGAAGAAAGCAGGACGCTGGTCATGACGGAAGACGAACTGATCGACGTTCTTCAATCCAGCTTGTACCCCGGCGCCGCCCTGAGCAGTATCAAGATGGTCATTAGCTACTGCAAGGCGGCGGCGCTCGACCCGATGCAAAAGCCTGTGCACATCGTCCCCATGTGGGACAAAAACAGCAAGAGCATGCGCGACGTGATCATGCCTGGCGTTGGTCTCTACCGTACTCAAGCTGCGCGCAGCAACGCGCTGGCCGGTATCGGCGAGCCAGAATTTGGCCCCGACGTCGATTTCGAGTTGGATGGAACTCGCTTCCGTGCGCCGGAATGGTGCCGCGTTACCGTCGAACGCATTTTGCCGAATGGCACTTTGGGCAAGTTCTTCGCGAAGGAATTCTGGATCGAGAACTATGCCACCGCCGGCAAGGATAGCTCTCAGCCTAACACCATGTGGCGTAAGCGGCCCCGCGGGCAATTGGCCAAATGCGCGGAGGCGCAAGCCTTGCGCCGCGCCTTTCCGGAAATGACCGGATCGGCTCCTACGGCTGATGAGATGGAAGGTAAAGCGCTCGACGTACACGCCACTCTGCCCCAAGAAACCACCCAGAAGCCTGCACCGCGCCCGGAAATAGGAATGTGCACTCCCGAACGGTTTGAACATAACAAAGCCGCATGGCGCGAGTTGATTCTGACAAAGAAAAAAACGCCAGACCAGCTCATTGCCCAGATCGAGACCAAGGGCAAGCTCAGCGAATACCAGAAGCTGACGATTGATAGCTGGAACCATGAGAACGACTGATCAACAAGGAAAGAACATGCAAATTCATGCACTCGAACAAGGATCTGACGCCTGGAATCAATTTCGCCTGACGCACTACGGTGCCAGCGAGGCTGCTGTGATGCTGGGTCTTTCGAAGAAAGCCACCCGCAGCGAGCTGCTGCGCATGAAGCATCTTGGCGACGCCAAGAAGTTCAGCGAATGGGTGCAGACCCACATCCTGGATCACGGTCACCAAGTCGAGGCCATGGCGCGACCGATCGTTGAAGATCTGATCGGTGACGAACTGTACCCGGTAACCTGCTCCACGCTGCTCATGCCGGCATGGGCGAGCTACGAAATATCAGCTTCCTGCGATGGCCTGACCATGACCGAAGACACGGCCTTCGAGCACAAGCAGTACAACACCGAACTGTTCGCGTCGGTAAAGGCCGGCATCGTACCAGAAGAACATCTGCCGCAATGCCAGCAGGTACTACTGGTCACCGGCGCCCAACGTCTGTACTTCGTGGTGTCCGATGGCACTGAAGAGAACATGGCATATGCGGTCGTCACGCCGGATCAAGCGTGGTTCGATCGGATCCTGGCCGGCTGGTGCCAGTTCGACAAGGACCTGGCAGCGTACCAGCTGCCCGAAGCCGAGAAGGTGCTGGCCGCTGAACCGGTGAAGGCGCTGCCGGCTGTGTTCGTCCAAGTGTCTGGCCAGATCGAAGTACGCCAGAACTTCGATGCCTATGAAGTCGCTGTGCGCAGCTTCCTTGACGGCCAACTGATCCGTGAGCCGAAGACCGACCAGGACTTCGTTGATCTGGACGGCCAGATCAAGATGATGAAGGAAGCCGAGACGGCGCTGGATGCGGCCGAGGCTCAGATGCTGGCCCAGATTTCCAACGTGGACGATGCCAAGCGCCAGAAGGACTTGCTGGCGAAGCTGCTGCGTGAGCACCGCCTGATGGCTGAAAAGTTGCTGGCCAGCGAGAAGGAGCGCCGCCGCGCTGAGTTGATCGAGACCGCGCGCAAGTCTTTTTCCTCGCACGTCGCTGCCATTCAGGAAGAAATCGTCGGCGTGACCTTCTCCGCCTCCATGCCCGACTTTGCCGGCGCCATCAAGGGACTGAAGACCCTTACCAGTATGCAGGACAAGCTGGATGCCGCGTTGGCCAACGGTAATGCTGAATCTGACCAGAAGGCGGCCGACATCCGCAAGAAGCTGGCATGGGTCAATGAGAACGCTGACGCGCATCGCGCCTTGCTGCCCGATTTGCAGATCCTGATTTCCAAGCCGATGGAAGATTTCACCCTGACAGTAACCAGCCGCATCGAGAAGGACGCAGCACGCCAGGTAGCCGAGCGTGATCGCATCCGTCAGGAAGAAGCAGACCGCCTGGAGCGACAGACCGCCATGCAACAGCAAAACCTGATTGCCGAGCGGGCGCAAGAATCTGAATCCGCTGCTCAGGCGCCACGTGCAGCGGCATCGACCGTTCCGGCGGCCATGACTGCACAGCGCCGCGAACCAACTGGCCAGCCTACCTTGCGCCTTGGCCAAATCTGCGAGCGCATCGCGCCGTTGTCGATCACCGCTGATGGCCTAGCCGCTCTTGGCTTCGTTCACTCCGGAACGGACAAGGCAGCCAAGCTCTATCACGAGTCGGAGTTTCAGGAAATGTGCCAAGCCATCGCCAGTCACGTTATCGCAGCAGCCAACCAACCTCGAAAGGAAGCAGCATGACCACTGAAGAAAAGCCCAAGCATCCGATCATCGCCATGGACGCCGTTGAATCCAGCCAGATCGCAGCCATCGGCCACCATGCCGAATCGAACACCCTGGCCATCCAGTTTCCCAGTAAGACCGACAAGCCGGGCAGCGTCTATCACTACGCCAACTTCACTGCAGACGACTTCAAGGCCTTCCAGGATGCGGAATCCAAGGGCTCCCACTTCGGCAAGCACATCAAGAAGAACACGGAAAAGCATCCCTACACCCGCATTTCCTAACCAACCACCAACAACAAGGAGAAATGGAACATGCAACAACTGCAAATCCCGCCCCTGAATGAAGGCGAAACCTACATCGGCGCCATCGGCAATGCCAAAGGCGAGATCTATCACCTGGTGCTGCTGCCTGGCGACAAAGAACCAGCGCCGCACGAAAAGCAAATGGCCTGGGCGCAATCCATCGGCGGCGACCTGCCGAACCGCGTCGAGCAGGCAATCCTGTTCGCTGAACACAAGAACCTGTTCGAAGAACGCGCCTACTGGAGCAACCAGTTGGATGAAGACGGCTGGGCCTGGTGTCAGTTCTTCAGCTACGGCGTCCAGGACTTCTACCACACCAACGACGCGCTCCGCGCGCGTGCCGTCCGCAGATTGCCCATTTGATCCTTTATCCATTTCATGGAGAGCGCAATGAACGTAAGCCAGCATAAGGCCGCATTTCTGGCATCGATCCTGAAAGAAGGCGAGCACTACGCCGGGATCCTGCTGGGCAAGGACGGTCATCCGGACCAGCACATCATATTGCTGCCAGGCGATGTCGAGAAGGACTGGGAAGGCTCCAAATCATGGGCCAAGAGCATTGGCGGCGAACTGCCTAACCGCCGCGAGCAATCGCTGCTGATCGCCAATCTGAAGGGCGAATTCAAGGCCACGTGGTACTGGTCGTCTGAGCCCAGCGGCGACGGCTGGGCCTGGTGTCAGAGCTTCAGCTACGGCAGCCAGAGCATCCACCACACCGGCAACGCGCTCCGCGCGCGTGCCGTCCGCAGAATCATCGTCTGAGGTTTCAATGCTGACAGCCGAAAAGTTGATGTCTCGGACAATCGCCAATGGTGAATGCCTGGAATGGTCTGGATCCATCAATAAGACCGGATACGGATGTGTTTGGGCAAATGGCAGAACTAGGCAAGCACATCGCGTTTCCTTTGAGTTGCACCATGGCGAGATACCGAACGGCTCGGTTGTTATGCATACATGCGATAACAGGAAGTGCATCAACCCGATTCACCTTGTGGCTGGAACCAGAGTCGAAAACATGCAAGACATGTTGGCGAAGAAACGAAATGCACAGATATCTGGTGTGAAGCATCACAACTCGAAATTGACACCGGAACTTGCGCAAGAGATACGCGAACGCTACGTGCCATACGATCGAAAAAATGGTTCGTCTGCTCTAGCACGCGAATTTGAGATATCTCAGCCAACTGTTCATTCAGTAATACGCGGCGTCACATGGAAGGAATCTACATGAGCATCGACAAAGAAAAGCGCGAAGAGATCGGCATCCTGCTGGGCTACCTGGATGGAGCCACCGGGACATCACTTTGCCGTGAAGCAGCGGCAACGATCCGCTACCTGATGGAGAACATCACCTCCACCGCTATGAACAACCCCATCGGCTGGCCGACAGCGCAGTGCATCTGCGATATACCTGAGGTGCATGAAGCGCTGGAGGCATACAGCGAAGATTCAACCGACGACAACGCAGTTGCGCTGGTCTGCGCGGCGCTCAATGCAGCCTCCGCCGCTATTCGCAATGCGGCGGTGGATGAGCAACTTGTCATCGAAGCATTCCTAAAGCGCTCCGGCCAGTACGTCACGAATGACGCTTCCCGCGAAGCGGCTATTGCCGAAGCTGTCAATGCGGCGCTGGAGAAAGCGGCGCAAATGGTCGAGGACTATCAGGCCGAGGCGGTGCCGGTGCATTTCAGCACCGTCGCGAGTGACATCCGCGCCCTGCAATCCTCTCCGGCTCCGAAGCAGGATGGATGGCAGCCGATTGAAACGGCGCCGAAGGGAAAGGCGTGCCTTATCTTCTATCGCAATACGTTTGGATTGGCTCGCACGATCAAGGCCAAGTTCGTAGCCAAACACACGGTAGAAGCAGACGAGGAATGGCCGGAGGATGCATGTGATCTCGATCCGTTGACTGAAACTGCATACCTCCCAGAAGACTGGTACGAAATGATGGACAACCATGGTGACTACGCCTATGTGCGCTTGGAATCTGCGCACAATCCCACCCACTGGCAGCCCCTGCCGCCGGCTCCCCAATCTCCCGAATCCAAGGAGGGAGCATGAATACTGATCTGCTCGCGCGGCTCGCCAAGCACGCAAAGGACGCGCACAAACTAGCCGCTAAGCTGGATTGCATCAACGCCCCTGATGCACATGCAGCGAAGAAGGCCAACATCAACCGCGCTGACGACGTCCAGCAGTTGGATCGCCACCTGCACGAGATTCACTGCTTGGCCGTGGAGCTCGGCGTAGCCGATGCGCAACCTCATCGCTACGGTGAGAAGCGCATCAACCTGGGATTCGGCCGCGAAATCCTTGACCCGCGCCGCTTCCCAGCTGTCAAGGATTCCTTGACAGCTCAATCTCCCGACGCGGGTAAGGAGTCGTGATGCGCAACAAATATCCGGGAGTCTGCTACCGCTGCGGGAAACGCGTCGAGAAAGGCGAAGGACACTTCGAGCGTCATGCCAGCGGATGGCGGACCCAGCACGCCGAATGCGCGATCAAGGCGCGCCAAATTCCGCCGCAGCGCGACGCAGACAATTACATCACACAATAGGAGCCCTCGTAATGGCTATCGAAGAACTGCAAGACGCTGATGGCGAGAACCAAGCTGTACGTGCCTTCTTGGCGCTGTACGGATGTGCTGGAGGCATCAGCGTTGCCCGAATGCAGATGCATATGAAGCGCTCCGGCTTCAGGGACTGCTGGCCGTCGTGGGTGTCTGACGCGCTCCCGGAAATGCCTCTGACCAAAGGTGGCGCGCAAGACTGGATTCGTCACCTGTTCGGGCTGGAGCAGCAGGCCAGCGCCAAGGAAGCGCCTGCTGTGGTGGATGGTCTGCCGCCGCTGGAACTGCCTCGGCCAGCATGCACATACGCGGATCACTCCTATCCGGCATATTCCGCCAGACAAGTCGAACAGATTGCCCGCGCCTACGGCGAGGAATGCGCCCGCAAGGCCGGGGCTGGGCAGGCGGTGGGAACCATTATTCATATGGTCTGCTTCGCTGCAATAGACCCTTCAGAAAATGGGAAATGGCGTGAAGCCACTGAACAGGTTTACTTGAGCTTCCCCGACGAGTACCGCCGCATGCTCTACACCGCCGCTCCGGCAGCCGCGCCATTCGATTCCTCGAAGTTGCTGATCACTCCCGGCAGGCTGAAGCAGATAACCGGGCTGTTCGAAGATGCTGATGCGACGATCAACGCCGAGCAGTTTTTCGAAGCCGTCTACAAGGTCATCGCCGAGTGTATGGCCCGCGCTGATGTGCAGATCGGGTCAGCCCTGGCAGCCGTGGCGCAGGAGCCGGTGGGCATGTTCTGTCAGGATGGTGCGGGCTTCTATCATCAGGTTCCGCCTGCTGTCGTGAAGCACTACCCAGATGACCCCGGTCGCACGCCACTCTATGCAGCCCCACCCGCCGCGCAGGCAGGGGATGCGATTGCGAGGGCATTGCAGCTCCGCGAGGCCATTGCCACGGTTTGTGAAGGGTGGACGTTGCCTAGCGATGCACGCAAGGTATTGGAAACAGCTTTGTGGGCGCGCCCTGATATCGACACCGCCATGAAGGAGAAGCCGTGAGTGCCGGAAACCTGCCAAAGTGCGTCGAATGCGGCGTGCCCCTATGGAGCAAATATGCTCAGTCGGTAGGCTTCTGCCCGGAGTGCCAACCGACAGCGGATGAATTGGCCACGCGCCTGGTGAGCGATCTGGAGGACCAACTCGACGCCACCCTCACCGCAGCAAAGGGCGACTTGGCGCAGAAGGGGGAAGCGTGAGCACTCTGGTTTTGAACCTGAAACGCATTTACTTCCATAGCATCCGCATCGGTACCAAGGGCGAAGAATATCGGCTGTGCACGCCATACTGGCAAAAGCGCCTGGTCGGACGCGACTATGACGGAATTGAGATCCGGCTTGGATATCCAGCAAACCATGAGTTGGAGAAAATCATGACCTTTGCGTGGCATGGCTGCCGCCGCATGAAGCTGACGCATCCACACTTCGGCCCCGATGAGGTCGAGGTCTATGCCATCGACTTATCGCAGAGGCTCACATGACCGACAAACGCTGCTGCCTCTGCGGCTCCAAGAACCACACCTCTGCACAGTGCTGGTGGGGTGGGTATGGGAGGAAGAAATGAAAACAAAGCCCCGCCGCAACACCCGCAAGCGCCCACAGGCTATAGAAATAGAATTCCGAGACCCATGGACCCATGAATTCCTGGCTGGCGCAACCTTGGCTTACACGCCAGAGCGAGCCGCACGAGGTCACTTCAGCCGTACAGTACGGCGGTTCCGGACGGTTGCCGAGAAAGACTGCTGGCCTCGCACGCCAAGCCTGACAGTGCGGAGGATCTATGGGTAAGCCACCCCGCCGCAACGAGCGCCGCAAAGCGCGTGACAGGAAGAGGAACCCAGGAGATGAGCATGTTCCTGACTGATCAAGAACTGATCGCCCTGACGGGCAAGGAACGCCCGCGTGCACAACAGAAGGCGCTCAACCAGATGGGCATACCATACCGAGTCCGAGCCGACGGCCATACGCTAGTGCTGGATGAAGCGGTGCAGCGGCATTTTTCCATTGCCGAGCCAAAGCCCAAGGCTAAAGTATTCAGATTGAACACCTCGAATGCCTAGAAAAAGAAACGCCGAGAATGCAGGATTGCCGGCCCGCTGGCGAAACTATCATGGTGCCTACTATTACCAGGTGCCACACGGCCAAGAAGAGCAATGGGAAGGAAAGAAACAATTCCGTCTCGGGACGTCGTTGCCAGAGGCCTATAAGGAATGGGCACGGCGCCTAGAACTGACCACACAAAAGGCTTCCACCATCGCGCAATTGTTGGATCGCTATAGCCTTGAGGTTGTTCCCGAGAAGAAACCAACGACTCAGGCGCAAAATGCCGTGGCGATCAAACGCTTAAAGGCGGTTCTTGGCGACAACGCCATGGAAAGCCTACGCCCGCAGAATGTCTACCAGTACCTTGACGCGCGCGAATCAAAGACAGCTGCGCGACGCGAAGTGGAGATCCTTTCTCATGCCTACACCAAGGCTGTCGAATGGGGCTATTTGGACAAGCATCCATTCAAGGGCGAAGTGCGCCTGAAAGGCCTCAAGGCCAGGACGCGCTACATCGAAGACTGGGAAGTGGTCGAGATGCTTGCGCTGGAATCACGCCGTAAGGTTGGAAGCGTTCTTGTCATCCAGGCATACATCCGAATCAAGCTTCTTACCGGTCTTCGCCGCGGCGATATGCTGCGCCTCACCATGTCAGACTTGAAAGATGATGGGATTCATGTCACACCTGCAAAGACAGAAGAGTCTAGCGGAAAGAGCATCATTTACGAATGGGCGCCCGATCTGAAGGCTGCAGTCGACGCCGCAAAGGTCGTGCGCCCGCGAATCAGCAATTTTCTTTTCTGCAACAGAATGGGCGATGGCTATGTTGACGAGGAATCGGGACGCGCCGGCGGATGGGATTCCATGTGGAAGAACTTTGTTGAGCGCGCGCTTGAGGAAACTGAGATCAAGGAACGATTCACGGAGCACGATCTTCGAGCGAAATGTGCAAGCGACGCAGAGAGCCTGGAGCATGCGCAGCAGCTACTGGCCCATGCCGACAAGCGGACTACCCAACGCATCTATCGGCGAAAAGCTGAACGCGTCAAGCCTTTGAAGGATAAATTCAAATAG